TTTCAGACAATCCTCGTCACACAATCATGCCTTATGGCATTGTTACAAGTGAGTCTTATATCGACTGGACAGCAGATGCAGCCGTTCAGAATGCCGCTTTGATGATAGCTGTAGAAATCTGGCAAGCGAGAACTGCAACCCTTTCGGGCAGCAACTCAGTCGATTTCCAGCCCTCACCTTACCGAATGAGCGCACAGCTTCTCGCTAAGGTCAGAGGATTGATCGCGCACGCGCTAGACCCTCGCTCTATGGTGGGCTAATGCCAGCACCAGTTACCACCCTACGAACTACCCTGGCAACAGCGTTAGTTGATAACTCACTTTGGCAAACTTTTGCCTTTCCGCCTTCAGTAGTTCTTGCCAATTCAGTCATCGTAAGCCCAGACGATCCCTACCTTTCGCCAAGCAATAATGCGCGTAACACAGTCAGCCCATTGGCTAATTTTAAAATTGTTATTACTGTGCCTTTATTCGATAATGAAGGCAATCTAAACGGCATTGAAACCAATGTAGTTCGAGTGTTTAATTTACTCGCTGCCAGTTCTTTGACCTATAATGTAGGCAGTGTATCTGCCCCAAGCGTTCTCAATGCTGCTTCAGGTGATCTGCTCAGCTGCGAGATGTCCGTATCAATCCTAACAAGTTGGAGTTAATATGTCAGACCTAACACCAGAGGATATTGCCTTCTTGAAGAAGATTGGTCAAATCCCAGCAGAACCAGCAGCAAAGCCAGTAACTAACAAAAAGGAAGAGGAATAATCATGCCAGGCATTTTCTTAAATAATAAAGTTGGTTTTAAGGTTGCCACGATCAACCTCTCAGACCACGTAACCGCTTTTACTCTTAACCGTCAGGCAGATCAAATCGAAGTAACTGCTATGGGCGACACAGCTCACAAGTTCGTTACAGGACTTTCAGCAGATACCATCACAGTTTCATTCTTAAACGACACAGCAGCATCAAGCGTGCTAGCAACCCTTCAGGCTGCGTATGGCACAACTGTTGCTTGGGCTGCTATTCAAGATTCATCAGCTGCTGTATCAGCAACTAACTTGCTTTACTCAGGCACAATCTTGGTTGATAATCTAACAGACATCAATGGCGCAGTCGGCGATGAAGGTATGATTGACATTACATTTACCTGCAACAGCAAGACAGCAACAGCATCAACTGGTACTTGGTCATAATCTAACTACTAAAGAAAAGGGCTAAAAGAATGGCAAAGCTAAAGATCACAAGGGCAGATGGGTCTGTATCTGAACATCAGATAACTCCATCGATCGAATACACATTTGAGGTTTATGCGAAGATGGGCTTTCACAAAGCCTTTCGTGACCTAGAACGACAGACCGATGTGTATTGGCTCGCCTGGGAATGCATCCGCCGTAGCGGTGAAACTGTTAAACCATTTGGGGCAGAGTTTCTAGAGACACTTGTAAAGGTGGAAGTTCTAGATGATGACCCGGAATTATAGGGCGTGATTCTTTCACATACTTGATCGCGAGATTGAGTCTGGAAACGCAGATCGCGCCTAATGACTTACTCGAACTTGATTCGAGAATGTTTAAGGCTTTATTACAGGCTATGAAAGATCGAAACAAGGAGATGAAAGATGCCAGTCGCAGTAAAGGGCGCAGTCGCACTTCGTAAATCCTTACGTCAATTCACACCTGATTTAGCCAAACAATTACCAAAAGAAATGGCGATAGCCCTGAAGCCCGTCGTTAAGGCGGCTCGGGGCTATGCGCCTTCTGAAAGTCAAACACTAAGCAATTGGAAACCTAGATTTTTTAACGAAGGTCGATTCCCTACTTATAACGCTTCTTTGGTTAAACGTGGCATTGGTTACAAAACATCACCATCAAAGCCAGATCGCCGAGGTTTTAGATCACTAGCTCGTTTGTTTAACAAAAGTGCCGCTGGTGCAATATATGAAATCGCAGGTCGAATTAATCCTGATAGTGTTTTTGTTAAAAACATTAAAGGAAAATATGGTTCTGTCATGAAAGGCAGAAATGAAATGGAAGGCCGCGTTCTTTATCGCGCTTATGAAGAAGATCGTGGCAAAGCTCAAGATGGCGTAATCAAAGCCATTGAAAAGGTAACCGCCAAACTTAACAAGAGAGCATCGGTGCGTGGATAATGGCCAATGTAATTATTGATGTCGCTGCTGAATTTACTGGAAAAAAGGCTTTCAAAGATGCTGGCAATGCAACATCTTCACTTGAAAAAAGTGTTAAAACTTTAGGCAAAACTATTGGTATTACATTTAGTGCCAAGGCCATTTACGATTTTAGCAAAGCTTCTGTTAAGGCATTTGCTGAGGACGATCGAGCTATTAGAGTTTTACAAGTAAACCTTAAAAACTTAGGATTAGCTTATCAATCTACTAACGCCGATAACTTTATTGCAAAAATGGAAAAGCAAGCGAATATATCGGATAGTCTTTTAAGACCAGCCTATGCTCAACTTGCCAAAGTAACTTTATCAACTACTAAAACTCAAGATTTAATGGCTTTGGCTTTTGATGTATCAGTTGCTAATGGTCTTGATTTTGCCTCAACAGTTGATATTCTTTCAAACGCTTATGTAGGAAATTATAAGGGATTAAAACAATTATATACTGGTTTAACTCAGGCTCAACTTGCCTCTAAATCTTTTGAAGAAATTCAAGCAATTCTAACAAAGCAAAGCAAAGGTGCTGGCAAAGCTTCTTTAGATACTTATGCTTCATCTGTTGATAAGTTGAGCATTGCGGCTGATAATGCCAAAGAATCAATTGGAAAAGGTTTAGTTGATCTTTTTGCTGGTCTTGCAGGTAATGGCGATATAGATCAAGCAACAGCAAACATTGACACTTTTTCTAAAGCATTAGGTCAAATGCTTTCAGATGCTTCCAAATATGGTGCTTTGGATTGGTTAAGCGCATTAGTAACTGGAAATGTGACAGAAGGAACAGCTCAAAAGTTAGTTAAAAAACCTTCAGCTCGTAGATTCTTTACTGGTGGTTCTGGCGTATCAAGTGAACTATTAGCAGCAAGAAAAGCCGCTGCGGCTGAAGCCGCTAGAATAAAAGCCATAAAAGCCGCAGCCGCAGCAAAAATAGCAGCTGATAAAAAAGCAGCTGCTCAAGATCTTGCTCTTAAAAAAGCAAATTCCGCATTTGATCTGCAAAGCATTCAAATTGCTGCTGCCCTAAAGAATACTTATGACAAAGACGAACGCCTGCGCCTATTGGCTTTACAGGAGATTGAAAATGGCAATGGCGAAGCTGCGCTGAAGTATATCGAGCAGTTAAATCTACTTACCAAAGAACAGCAAACAAACAAACTTAATGGCATTAAAGGCATCACTGAGACTGAATTAAGTTCTATCAATACTATATTGATGAGAGATCTTGAAGCCATCCGCACTAGCAAGATGTCCGAAGAAGACAAGGCTAATGCTCGCAATCAAGCCTATGCTAAATACAATGCCGCTATTTCAGAATCTGGTGGATTAGCAGAAGCCAATTTCTACACTGAAAAGACTCAGGCTCAATTACTAGCTATTGCCAAGATTGCTGCCTTAGATGATGTATCTAACGCGCAAACAACATTATTAAACATAGCCAAAATTGATCAACTAGATGTTATTAAAATTGTTAAAGATGCTCAGGCTTCAGCCGATGCCCAGAAATATGCAGCTCTACAAGGTTATATCAATCTTCTTAAATCCATCCCACAAATTCCATCCTTGGTTCAAGCACCAAGCATAGGATCTGGCGGAACGATATCTGACAATGGCATGGGTGGCAATTACACAGGCGACTTTACTGATTATTTGCCAGCCAATCCTCGACAAACAGCTTTCAGTCCTGCTCAGCCAATACAACCAATCAATATAACTGTTGCTGGTTCAGTATTAAATGGCCAAGAATTCACTCAGATAGTCAATGAAGCACTACTTAATGCTCAACGCACAGGTTATTCTCAAGCAGTGGCAGGAGCGATACCAACGCCATGACCTTGCCAGTAATTAACGCAATCATCAACTTTTCAACTGGTGCTGGCTTTGCCTCGCCTATGATTCTTGATGCGGGTATTCTCGGCGTTAATGCTTTGGCTGATAGCACAGCAGTCGTAGTCGATGTGTCAGATGTAGTTGATTCAATTAAGACCGTTCGCGGTCGATCTGCCAATGCGGATAACTTCCAGACAGGCAATATGAGCCTTCGCATTATCGATCAAAATGGTTATTTTAACCCAATGAACCCAGCAAGTCCTTATTACAACCTTTTGACTCCAATGCGTAAAGTCCAGATTACAGCCACTTATGGCACTCAGACTTATCCAATCTTTGCTGGCTACATAACGTCATATTCGACCACTACGCCTAAGGATGTCGGTGATGTGGTTTATACTACGATCACCGCTGTTGATGGCTTTAGATTGGCTTACAATGCCCAAATCAGCACTGTGGCAACTACTCCAGCTGGTCAAACTACTGGCACACGCATTGGCAAATTGCTTGATGCTATTGGTTGGCCTGCATCTCAAAGGGATATTGATACTGGACAAACCACAGTGCAGGCAGACCCAGGTACAGCTCGTACTGGCTTAGCAGCTCTTCAAACAATCGAGAGTACCGAATATGGTGCTTTATACATGGATGCGCTGGGCAATTTTGTATTCCAAGATCGTAATTTGACTTCATCCAGCGTGGCAGGTACACCAACGGTATTTAATGATAATGGCACTGGGATTTCATATAACAATGCCCTTTGGAAATTAGACGATACGTTGGTATTCAATAAGGCCACCGTTAGTCGAGTTGGTGGCACTCCACAGGTAGCCAGTAACCAGGCTTCAATCGATAAGTATTTCTTACATTCTTACAATGAGCAAAATCTTATGATGGAGACCGATGCCGAAGCTCTAAACAACGCTTTGGCTTATGTGGCTTCCCGTCAAGATACATCAATTCGATGTGATGCCATTACCCTAGACCTTTACACTGACAATTATGATGCTGGCATTGTTGCTGCTTTGAATCTTGATTATTTCGATCCAGTAACAGTTACAACCACACAACCAGGTTCATCAACCCTAACTAAGACTTTGCAGGTATTTGGCGTTTCTCATGATATTAAACCAAATGCCTGGAAAACCACATTAACCACCCTGGAACCCATCATCGATTCGTTCATTATTGGAACAAATTATGGGATACTAGGCACTAACATACTTTCATACTAAGGAGAACAAATGGCCACAGGATTTCCAGCAGCAACTGGTGATGTGATGACCGCTGCAATGTTTAACGGACTTGTGGCTTTTACATTAAACGCTCAGACAGGTACAACCTACACTTCAGTAATTGGCGACAGTTATCAGACTCTGGTAACAATGTCTAATGCTTCTGCTAACGCTTTTAAAATCCCTACTAATGCTTCAGTAGCTCACCCAGTTGGCACAGTGATTACAGTGATGAATATTGGTGCTGGCACTTGTACAATTTCAGCTGTTACAAGCGGAACAACAACAGTTCTTTCAGCAGGCACAACAGCCGCTGCCCCTACACTTGGGCAGTATAAATCAGCAGCTTGTATTAAAACAGGTACAGATGCTTGGTATGTAGTGGGTGCGATAGCCTAATGCTCAACACAATCATTGGCTCATTAAATGCGGCTGGCAAGCCAACAGTCTCTGGTGGTACTTTAACGAGCGATGCAACTTATTATTATCGCGCATTTACTGCCAGCGGAACATTTGGTGTGACTGGTGGAACTCTTAGCTGCGATGTCTTAATTGCAGCAGGTGGTGGCTCAGGTGGCGCTGGTGGTGGCGGCGGTGCTGGTGGTGTTTTAGGTTTCTCTGCACAAAGTATTTCATCTAACCAAACAGTGACAGTTGGTGCTGGTGGTGCTATTGCCGCTGCTAATGGATCTAACACAGTATTTGGATCATTAACTACTGCTGTGGGTGGCGGCGGTGGCGGTGCTGCCAACGGAAGTAATGGCAGCAATGGTGGCTCAGGTGGTGGTGGAGCATTTAGCACCAGCGGTTCAACAACGGGCGGCACAGGAACTTCGGGTCAAGGTTTTGCTGGTGGAACAAACAGCGGTCTTTCAGCATCTGCTGGTTACCCTGGCGGCGGTGGCGGCGGTGCTGGTGCAGTAGGGCAAAATGCTGTCAGTTATTCTCAAGCTGGTGCTGGTGGTGCTGGTACGACATCGGTAACAAACTGGGGCGCGCTTACTGCCGCTCTATCAGCTACTGGTTTAGGTGTTTCAAACTTTATTGCTGGTGGCGGTGGTGGTGGTATGGGTAACGCACCATCAGGCGGAGCAGGCGGTTCAGGCGGCGGCGGTGCTGGTGGTGTAGGTGGCGGTTCACCTGTTTCAGCAGTAAATGGAACTGCTAACACTGGTTCAGGTGGTGGCGGTGGTGGACTTGCTGGAGCACTTGGCGGTTCAGGTTTAGTCATAGTTCGTTATCTGAAATCGGCGGTTTAATATGAGTCATTGGGCAGAAGTAAATGAAACTGGTTTAGTGCTTCGGGTTCTTGTTGGTGACAATAACGAACCAGATGAAGGTCAAGCTTTTATGGAATCATTAGGCGGAACATGGGTTAAAACCAGTTACAACGGAAATATCCGCAAAAACTATGCTGGCATTGGTTATACCTATCATTCAAATCTAGATGCTTTTATCGCACCTAAATGCCATGACGAAGCAACATTAAATTTAGATAATTGTCGATGGGAGTGTTCAAACGATGTCCACAAAGTACCGACTGTCTAAATGCGCAGTCCAACTTCGTGAACAGATCGACGACACCTTCGGAGATCGAGATCGAACTTCTGATGGTTGGATCGGCGATACTCGACACAGCGCGCGCCCTTCAGATCACAATCCTGATGCTGACGGCTGGGTACGTGCCATCGATGTCGATCGAGATCTTGCAGGCAAGGCTAAACCTGACCTCATGCCAGATCTTGCGGATCAGATACGTCTCTTTGGAAAGTCTGATAAAGCAAAGCGAATTTCCTACATCATCTTTGACGGCAAAATTGCCAGTTCAAAGCTCGGTTGGAAGTGGCGCACATACACAGGGATTAACAAACATAATCACCACTGCCATATATCGTTTACGAAGGCGGCTGACCTTAATGGTGAATTTCTTCAAATACCTATGATCGGGGGATCAAAGTGAAAGATCTACAAAACGCAGCAGGTTCATGGGGCAGAGCATTTTTAGTTGCAATCATTTCAATGTACGCAGCTGGTGTGACTGATCCAAAGGCACTAATTGCTGCTGGTATTGCCTCAATTATCCCACCAGTCTTGAGATATTTAGATCCTAAAGATGAACTTGGAAGAAAATGACACAATCCGAATTCTTTCAACTCTATATTGCCACCATTGCGATCATGGGTGGATTGGCTGGGTTTGTGATCACACACTTATTGAGCGAGATCAAGCGACTCAACACGCGTTGTGATGAGATTTACAACATACTTTTAGAACGCTAGAATAAAGCATGCCCCCACGCAAAGCGAAAGCCCTAGAAGATCAGGGTTACACTGCACTAGAGGCTTACTGTATTGGTTTGAACGAATACTATAAGGCTTTGCGTAAGGCTGGCTTTGCGACTGATATCTGTATGTCGCTGCTCATGGATCCATTCTCTTATCCTGATTGGATTCTTCCTAAACGGATTAATGATAACCCTAGTGGGCTGCCTGGTTATTATCCTGATGATGACGAGGACTAATGAAAAGAACCGTCGTAATACCAGACTTACAAGTGCCATATCACGACGAAGTAGCAGTTAAAAATGTTTCAAGTTTTATTAAGGCGTTTCGCCCTGATGCTGTTGTTACTCTCGGAGATGAGATCGACCTACCCCAAATCTCACGATGGACAGAAAACAAGCCAGGATGGTACGAACAAACCCTAGCTAGTGATCGAGACATGGCAGTTGATGTTTTATGGGAATTGACTCAACATGTTAAAGAAGCCCACATGATTAGGTCAAACCACACTGATCGACTTTACAACGTCATCATGAATAAGATCCCAGCATTCTTGTCATTACCAGAACTTCGCTTTGAGAAGTTTATGAAGCTGGATGAACTGGGAATCTCTTACCATAAAAAGCCATTTCCCATTGCTAAAGGATATGTGGCAGTTCATGGAGATGAACAGGCAATCAAACCTACTCCTGGCCTTACAGCCCTAGAAGCAGCCCGTAGGCATGGGTTAAGCGTGATCTGTGGACACACTCACAGAGCAGGGCAATCGGCCTTCACAGAGGCTTCTGGGGGCAAATTAGGCCGTATTCTGCGTGGTTTCGAGGGTGGTCATCTGATGGACATTCGTAAGGCTCATTATACTAAAGGCACAATGAATTGGCAGCAGGCTTTTTTGATAGTCGAAGAAGATGCTAAGGGCGTTCAGGTGAGCACGATTCACCTAGAAAAGGATGGCACATTTGTGTACAACGGGCGCAGGTATGGACGATCTAGATAATCCGCTCAGGCGAGACATTGACAATCACATGGATGATGCAGAATTGTTACCGTTTCGTTATCAAAAGGTGCTTGATTAGTCCGAGCTAGCATGTACATTCAGCCTTATCAAGTGATCGTCATTTGATGGAAAGGGCTAAGAAATGAATCTTGATTTATATCTAACGCTTATTATGGGAGCGTTTTTGGCAGTAGGTGTCGCAGCTGGTTATGCGCATGGTTACAAGCAAGGCAAAGATGAAGGATACGCACTGGGTCGCTCAGTTGCCCGACACACATTTTGGTCAGAGTGAAGGCCAGTGAAATCCTCGATGAAGCCAAACAACTCCTCGTCGAACGAGGTAGTGAGTACGGCGACTCAACTCTCAATCACATTCAAATCGCAAGACTCTGGAGTGTGTATCTTGACAAAAACATCGAGCCTCATGAAGTCGCAATCTGTCTCATCCTCACCAAGATCTCGCGAATTAAAACTACGGCAAACCACCCAGACAGTTACAAAGACATCTGTTCGTACTCTGCAATCGCTGGCGCTATTACATCAACTGATTGGAACGACCTTGACAGTTACTAAGGCAAAGCCTGGTCAATGGTGTGATTACTGCAAGATGCGTTGGGGTCAAGAACATCCCAATGGCAAAGGCAAAACATTAGCTGTATGGACTGTGGTTAGTCAGCATGCTAAGTCTAAAGGAATCAACCGACATTATTGCCAGCCTTGTGCTGTCTGGGTGTCAATATGGCCAGATGGATCTCACTGGCCACTTACCGAGCAAGCTGAGTTTTTAGTAAAGCAAGAGGAGATCGATCATGGCGTTTAATTTAGCTGATTATGAGACAGTCGAAAGCCGACTAGAAAAGTTTTGGAAGGAGTTTCCCGATGGACGGGTATCAACTGAATTGGAAGTTTGTGAAGCTCATAGATATGTTGTTAAAGCCTATCTCTACCGCACTTATCTCGACCAAGTCGCATACTCGACTGGGTTTGCTGAGGAGAAGGATTCTGATCGCGGCGTTAATGCCACTAGTGCACTTGAAAACTGCGAGACTAGCGCGATCGGCAGAGCACTTGCGAATGCAGGTTTTGCTACTAAAGGCAGACGGCCTTCCAGAGAAGAAATGGTTAAAGTATCCGCAAAGCCCGTAATACTTAAGCAGAAGTACCCAGAGCCAGTAGCAGATGCCTGGACTATTGCTGATCCTAAAGATGATCTGAATGTGATACCAATAGAATCTGCGCCATCGCTAACGTCAGCAATTAACTTATTGACTGAAGAGATGAATGCCAAAGAGCTACCGCAAGCACCAAAGTGCCAGCATGACTTCATGATTCATAAGACAGGCGTATCAGCAAAGACTGGCAAACCTTATGAAGGTTATACATGTCCGTCAAAGAATCGGGCAGAACAATGCCCACCGATCTGGTTGTAACAAATGGCTTCCCAGCATCGTAAGCATCGTGGTTATCGCACTCAGAAGTGCGTCGCTGAGTACCTAAAAAAGTGGTTTCCATATGCAGACAGTGCTGGGGCAGGCAGACAAGGCAGTGATATCACAGGTGTTCCGTTCGACATCGAAGTGAAAGCACGATCTGCCTTTCAGCCGAAGGAGTGGCTGGATCAGACTCGCAAACGTTCAGATGGGAAGCTGAGCGTTGTGGTCATGAGATTTAATGGGCAAGGGGAAGATGCCGCCGAATACGGGGCAATGCTCAGATTTTCTGATCTGGTTCAGCTACTCAATAAAGTCGATTACGCAGAATGGTTTCAAGAGCCAAGCCGTTGTAAAGGCTGTGGCACTTGGCTAATCAGCAGTTACACATATTGTACGAAATGCGAGGAACACAATGCCAGTGTATGACTATGAATGCATAGTTTGTGGGGAAAAGCAAGAGCTAGAACACTCAATGAGTGCGGTCGGTAATCCAGTGCTTCACTGCTCAACTCCCATGATAAGGGTATTTGCGCCAACGCCTGCGATCTTCAAAGGCACTGGCTGGGGAAAGGATAAGTAATGTCAATTCATTACAAGGAAAGCGAACGTTCTACTTTGATGATGTGTTGTAACGAAATCATGTTTGAACACAGCTGCGCTTATTGCTATGAGCCTATGGGTTGTTACTACTGTTCATTCAACCTGGATGAACGACATGATTGTATGCAGGATTAGACACGCCCAAGATCATGCGTAAATCATCAATGGATTTGACAAGTGCGGTACGCTATAAATCGCTAGCGAGCGCGTGTGCGCGGTTGCTCGCGACCGCGATGTTAGCTATCGGGGGAGTTCTATTTATAAATCAATCATCTATAACTGAGACTGCTGAAGCAGTCGAAGTAAAAGACTTTAATATAAAAGAATATATTCAAAGCCATCTAACAAGTAACACTTACAAATGCTTAGATACTCTTGCTACTAAAGAGAGTAACTGGAATTTCAAAGCTGTTAATGGTAGTCATCATGGATTCCTTCAAGGTAGATCACAATGGTTAGCTACTGCTAATGAAGAGCAGCAGTATGACTGGTCTAGTCGATATGTGGCTCATAGATATGGAGTAACAGAGTATGATGAGCCAGACTTCTGTGCAGCGCTAGATCATTGGAAGGCTAAAGGATGGCACTAGATAAACTAAACTCAAGGCGCTATAGAGGGCAGCGTGAACGTGTGTTCAATCGTGATGGCAGATTGTGTCAGATCTGTGGCACAGACGAGGGCGAGATGCACATTGATCACATTATCCCACGCAAGGCTGGTGGTACTCATGATCTTGATAACCTTAGAGTGTTGTGTAAGAACTGTAATCTACGCAAAGGTGTCAAGAATGATGGTGTTTTTTTAGCACAAGCGGCTACCCCCCCTGTCTTTCCTGTCTTGCTCTCCCCGACTCAGTCCGAGCCGATGCTCGACAGTCCGTTTACTTCCCGACCTAATCCGAGTCAATGACAGATACCCCCAAACGCAGCAAAGCTATACGAGGGGCAATCGAACCAAGGCTTCACAGCCCATATCTCAAGGGCAAATCTAAGGTTGATGATGTTATAGAACTAGCTGAGATGATTAAGATGCCTTTGCTTCCTTGGCAGAAGTTTGTGCTAACAGATATGCTAAAAGTGGACTCAAAAGGAATGTGGATTCGTAAAACCAACCTTTTGCTAGTAGCACGTCAAAATGGCAAGACTCACCTAACCCGAATGGTCATTTTGGCTCATTTGCTCAAATGGGATAGCAAAAACATCATTATCGCTTCATCTAACCGAGCAATGGCTTTGGATACCTTTAGGCAGGTGGCTCAAGTCTTAGAAGGCAATCTTCAGTTGATGGAGATGGTCAAGGCGATCAGATATGCCAACGGCACAGAATCGATCGAGATGAAAGATGGTCGCCGCTTAGATGTCGTAGCTGCTACTCGTGATGGATCGCGTGGTCGAACCGCAGATGCGCTATTTCTTGATGAAGTCCGAGAATGGACAGAAGAAGCCTTTCGAGCTGCAATGCCAGTCACTCGCGCTAGACCTAATGCGCACACATTCTTAACATCAAATGCTGGAGATGCTTACAGCACAGTATTAAATGATCTAAGAGAACGTGCTCAAGATTATCCGCCTAAGTCTTTTGGTTATTATGAGTATTCAGCTCCCCAATATTGTAAAATTACAGATAAGAACGCTTGGGCTATGGCAAACCCCGCTTTAGGCCATATGGTGACGTTAGAGGCTCTTGAAGAGTCAGTTGCCACAAGTCCAATCGAAAATACTCGAACTGAATTGCTTTGCCAATGGATTGACAGCCTTTCAAGCCCCTGGCCTCATGGAATACTTGAAGAGACATCAGATAGCACCTTAGAGATCCCACCAGGGGCTTATACGGTCTTTGCTTTTGATGTAAGTCCCTCAAGGCGCAATGCTTCATTAGTTGCTGGTCAATTACTGCCAGATGGTCGAATTGGCGTAGGAATCCTGCAAACTTGGTCAAGTCAAGTAGCAGTTGATGATTTGAAGATCGCTGTGGATATTAAAGGCTGGTCTGATATTTATCGGCCACGATTGGTTTGCTATGACAAATACGCAACTCAATCCATTGCTGATCGTTTAAAGCAATCTGGCGTTATGGTCGAAGATGTCAGCGGTCAGCAGTTCTATCAAGCCTGTGGCGATCTCTTGACTGGATTAGTTACTCATAAAGTCGTTCATAATGGGCAAGCGGAGTTTATTCAGCAAATGAACAACTGCGCGGCTAAAGTTAATGATTCAGCCTGGAGAATTATCAAACGCAAATCAGCTGGTGATATCTCAGCCCCAATCGGTTTAGCAATGGTGGTTTCCAAGTTAATGTTGCCAGCACCAAAACCCCAAATTGTTATTTGACAAATACTAGAAATTTGTCTAGGTTGTGCTATCATTTAGGCTATGGGTATATTTTCGCGAGCAGAATCAAAGCCAAATAAGCCGTCTGTCGAAGCGCAGTATGCCCCTCAAGTTTTAGCGAATAACTATATTTACAGTTATGCGCCAACGATCGATAGAGCCTCAGCTCTGGAGATTCCATCAGTAGTTCGCGCACGCAATTTAATCTGCGGAACTATTGCTTCAATGCCTTTAGAGTTGTATCGCAAATCAACTGGCGAAGAAATTGGCAAGCCAGTTTGGTTAGATCAACCAGCAATTAATCAACCTCGTGCTGTGACGATCGCTTACACAGTTGATTCATTATTGTTTTATGGCTGGGCTGTATGGCTCATTAAATCTCGTTATCAGGAAGATGGCCGCCCAGCATCTTATGAATGGATTCCTAATTCTCGCGTAACTCCACAATATTCTGCAGATTACCAACATCTTGTTGATGGTTATTTGATTGATGGTATTTTTTATTCAAATGATGATGTTGTTACATTTCAATCGTTAAACGATGGAATCTTAACTACTGGTGCTCGCGTATTGCGTGGTGCACTTGATCTTGAAATCGCATCTACTTTAGCTGCAGCAACTCCAATGCCTACTGGTTATATTAAAAATACTGGTGCTGATCTTGATCCTAAAGAAGTTCAAGGATTATTAGCTGCTTGGAAGTCTGCCCGCCTCAATCGTTCAACTGCTTATTTAACATCTACCCTGGAATACAACGTCGCGCAATTTTCCCCTAAGGATATGCTCTACAATGAAGCCAAGCAAGATTACGCTACACAGATTGCTCGCCTTTGCAATGTTGATGCTTTTTATCTTTCTGCAGATGCCAATAATTCAATGACTTATTCAAACTTGCTTGATTCACGCAAGCAGTTTGTATCACTATCACTACAGCCATTTATCACAGCTATTGAAGATCGTTTATCAATGAACGATGTCACTGCTAATGGCAATGAAGTTCGCTTTGATCTTGATGCTTCATTCTTACGTGCTAATCCAATGGATGAATTATTAGTTATCGAGAAACTTTTATCTCTTGGTCTTATCGATCAAAATCAAGCAATGGAAATGACAGATCTAACCCCTAATGGAAATAATGGTATGAACTAATGGAAAACATTCTTACCTTCTCGGCTGATCTCACAGCAGATGCGGCTCGCAGAACAATCTCTGGCAAGATAGTGCCAATCGGAACAGGCGAGATCGGCAACACTTCTGCTGGTGCAGTTGTTTTCGAGTCTGGTGCAATTCAACTTCCAGAAAATGCTTCAAGCATTAAATTATTAAATCAGCACAACAGCAAAGAGCCTCTTGGTAAAGCAACAATGTTTAACGAAGTACCAGGCGAAGGTATCTATGCTTCTTTTAAGATTTCTAATTCAACTCGTGGAACTGATGCACTTATCCTGGCAAGCGAAGGCTTACAAGGTGGTCTTTCAGTAGGGGTTGAAGTAATTAAAGCAAAGAATAAGTCAGGCGTGATGTATGTATCTGCCGCTCGACTATTCGAAGTAAGTTTGGTAACTGAGCCAGCATTCAAGTCGGCTCAAGTTATCGATGTCGCGGCATCTGACGAAGCACCTGCTGAAGTAGATGTTATTGAAGAAACCAAACCAACAGAAAGCGAGCCAGTCGTGGAATCAACTCCAGACACTGTAGCAGCTCCAGAAGTTGAGGCATCGGCTGTAGAAGCTGCTCGCCCAACTGTAGCGGTTACAAATGTACGACCACGCCTAAAGACACTTACTTCAGGTGAGTATCTAGAAGCAAACATCAAAGCAGCGATGGGTGACGACGCAGCTCGTCAGCTAGTTCTTGCTACAGATGACACAACAACAAATACAGGTTTAACTCTTGCACCACACATGAACGAGTTCGTAACAACTTCAATCGATGGTCGCCCATCTGTTGATGCGATCTCAAAGGGTGTATTGCCAGCATCAGGAATGTCTTTCACAATTCCTAAGCTTTCAACTGCTCCAACAATCGATTCAGATTCAACTCAGGGTGAAGCCCTCGGCGGAACTGAAATGGCCTCAACATACATCACAGTAGATGTCAAGAAGGCTGCTGGCCTTCAGACAATTTCTTGGGAACTTCTAGATCGCTCATCACCTGCGTTCTACGATGAACTCATCAAGGAATTGAACTACGCATACGCAAAGGCAACTGATAAGGCTGTTGTTGCAGCATTTATCGCTTCAGGTACTGCAGCATCAACACAAGCTGCAACTATCGCAGGCCTAAAGGCTTACATCTCAAAGGAAGTCCCAGCAGCTTACGCAGCAGCAGGAAAGTTCGCCCGTAACTTGGTTATCAACACAGCATGGTGGGAAACAATCATGGCTGCTGATGACACAACCAACCGCCCTCTATTCATGGCTTCAAATCCACAGAATAACCCAGGCAACATCTCTGGCCAATCAATCGTTGGCGATGTTCTAGGACTTAACACATTTGTTGATCCACACATGGCTATCACAACCTTGATCGACGATTCAGCATTCATCGTTGCTCCAGAAGCCTTCACATTCTACGAAGCACCAAAGACAACCCTTCAGGTTCAAGCTTTGGCTAACGGACAGCTACAAGTTGCTGTTTATGGATACTACGCAATCGCCCCTAAGGTCGGTGGCGGAGTTCGTCGCTT